TCCAGCAGAGCCTTGAGCTTCTCGACAGCCACGGGCGCGTCTCCTGTGTTCGGGAAGCGACGGTCTCTTGCCGTCGCCTACATCGAACCTAGAAACGCGAGGCGGAAACCACGCAGTTATGCGTTGGCACCAGTAAAGAACTTCACGCGGCGAATCTCGCCCGCATGGATCACTTGCTTGTCGGTGCAACTGCACCGCGTGCATCGCAGATAGCGAGTCTGGTACTCACCGCTGCGGACGCTCGACGCAACCGTCAACCGGCCCTCACGGCACTTCGGGCACGAATCGCCACTAGCGGCCATGCGTTTTCAGATACTCGCGGAGTGATGCCGCCTTGCCGCGAGCCTGCAAAACGCGGTCAATCTGGCGACGTTGAACATCAGCCGACGCGGAACGCCACGCATCGTAGGAACGCTGGGCAACCTTTACGTCGGCATCGGGATAGGCCGGGAACGTCACCGGGCCAACGTCCAGTAGGGAGTCGATGGCCGTGATCGTCCGCACGCTACGCCCGTCTTCCTGGCTCCACGTCTCGCCGCCACCGGGCACGGTGAAACTGAACGACGAACCCTTGACGATGCCAGCCCGGATATTGCTGGCGATGTCCCGCCCGTAGGTCGTGTCGGGCACCGGGAACTCGTACCGCAGCCCAACCTCGTCCACCGTCATCCGCAGCGTGCCGGGATAGCGGGCCAGCGGGAAGTTCGGGTCGTGGTTCCAGAGCGCCCGCGTCTCCAGTGGGCGACGCCGCCCGCGACGCTCGGCGACGATGCCGAACGCACCAGGGTCGATCCGCTCCACGAAGTCGCCGAGGTCAAGAGACAGCACGCCAAACTTGGCAGCGTAGCCGACAACCCATTCCCGCTCGGCACCGTCTTCGCTGCGGCTCTCGACCGTGAGCAGCGGCACCGCCGACTCCACTTCATCAATCGCCAGCGAACGTCGCTCGATGTTGCCCATGATGCTTCTGCCCTCATTGTCTGCGGCTTCAATCTGCCGCGTCAGTTTGTTCGCCCACGCCTGGCCGGGGTCGCCGCCCCAGAGCGCCCAGGCAATCCGCCCCGCACTCGGGAAGCCGTCTTGATCGGGGCTCCACCCTTCGCCTTGCTTGTCCACCTCGTGCCGGGCGAAGTAGCTCGCCATCCGCTTCGCCGTCTCGGGGCTGATGTTCGTGCCGTTCGACAGGTCTCTCGCTCGGGCAACGCCGACTGCCGTGCCGCCTCGGCCGTACTCGCCGCGCCATGCCAGCCCCTTTGCTGCCTCCTCTCGCACGCCCGCCGGGGGCGTGAAGTCGATGTGGTCATACCTAGCCATCGGTCTTCTTCCTGCGGCTCCGCTTCTTCGGCGCCGGTGCCGGTTCGTCCGTGATCGTCTGCGGGCTGTCATCGACCCACACGTCTACGTCGATGCCAGCCGCCTGGGCCGCGTCAGCCTTGAGCGTGTCGCCACCCACAAGCAACACTTGGGAGAACGCATCGGCGTACTCGCCCAGCGTGTCGGTCACGACCTGGCGGTCTTCCTCGGGGCGGCGCGAAATCATCACGACCGTGTTTCCGTCCGACGCCGACTTGCGGGCGAACTCGCCCCACAATGCCGGGTCGGCCGCGAACGTGCGGTCGAAGTCGATGCTGATGGTCAAGGCACGAGCCTCGGGCAGCGAGCGGCCCAGCGGCGCCACTGGCGGGGCCGCCTCGGGCACGGCACTCGGTACCGGCGATTCAGGCACGCCAGCGAGGATGGCGTCGACCTGCGGCTGCGGAATGAACGGGAAGGCTGCCGCGACCGCTGCAGCGGCACCGCTCTTGGTCAAGACGCCTGTGCTGACAGCCTGCAGGATCGCGAGCAGCCCCGTGATTTGGGCACCGTTGAGCGACACGTCGGCGGCCTGCGGCTCGGCGTCCGCAGCCGGTTCCGGCGAGGGAGCCGTGGCATCGACCACCGGCTCTTCGACCACCGCCGCCGGGATCGGCTCGGGAACCGCAGCCGCCTTGTCGAGCGTGGTCATATTGAGTTGCACGAACCGCACGTCACCGCCATCAACCGGGTTCATGTTCTCCCATGATCGCAGTTCGTTGACGCTCACCACGCCCATGTTCCAGAGCGATTGGTAGAACGACGCACGGCCAGCGGCATCAGCCCTCAGCACGCCACGCGTGTCGAACTCCGCGAAGTATTCGTCATCGCCATCGAGCAAGTCGCGGGTGACCGCAGACTCAATGCGGCGCAGCCACGGCGACAGCCCATTCGTCAGAAAATCGAGCGACTGCTGTTCGATATTCGAGAACGACGAACGCGAGAGGTCGCCCACGAGATGCGGCGGCACGCCGTAGATGCGGCAGATTTCCTCAACTTGAAACCGCCGGGCTTCGAGGAACTGCGACTCCTGGTTGTTGCCGCCGAGTTCGTTGACCTTGAGCCCGCCTTGCAACACGGCGGCACGGTGAGCCCGCTGCGGCCCGCCACCGTGGACACGCTCCCACTGGTTCCGCGTGCTCTCAGCCGCCTCGGGCGACAGCACTTGATCGGTAGTCAGGATCACGCCCGGCCGGGCACCGTTGCCAAAGAACGTCGCCCCGTGGATTTCGCACGCCCGCGCCAGCCCGATGGCGTCGCGAGACAATTCGATCATCGACATCCCGTTCACGCCGTCATCGCTCATGCCGCGCACGACGAGAATCGCATCCTGGGCGTAGGTAGTCGTGCCGCCAGAATCCTCGCGGTACTTGTAACGAAGTCGCCCGTTCTCAATCCGCTCGGGCTTCATCCTCGACGGGTGCAACGGCACGAGTTCGCTGAGTTGACCGCTGGCGTAGACCTTCTCGCTATACGCTTCACTGTGCGACAGCAGGTGCAGCATGAGTTGCTCACGCCACTCAAAACTCGTCTGCCACGAGTTCGGCTGCGAATGGAGGAGCCGGTACAGCGGATGTTCGCGGGCAATCTCCTTGCCGCCGCCAGGAAGCCGCCGATAGAGGTGCAGCGGAAGCCCGGCGACCGACGTGGACAGCACGCGGATGCACGCCAGCACCACCGTCGAACGCAACGCCGTCTCGGCGTCCACCTTCACCCCAGACGGGTTGCGACCGCCGCCGCCGTAGCCGCCCGACTCATAGTCGAAGTGCCGGGCGTCACTTTCAGGCAGCCACAGAATGCGGTTGTTTTGGGCGATCATAGGATGAGGATGGAGGGGGCCGGTTTGTCTTCGGGCGGCTTGTGGGCCGCGTGGATTCCCAGAGCCATCACGAGCGCCACGATGCCGTCGATGCGATCCGCCCCGCCATGCGGCGGCTTGATCGGCTTGATGTTGCCCGACGCATCGACCTTCACGCTCGCGTTGCCAGCCATCCACGACAGGACTTTGTTTCCGCCGTGGCGAACCTTGCCCGACACGATGAGGTTTTCCAGTTGCTTGCTGGGTGAACTCATCGAGCCGAAGCCCTGTCCAAAGCCTACGACCTCCAGCCCGTCTCCTTGCAGTTGCAGGGAGAGTTGCGTCGCGTTCCAGCGGTCGATGGCGATTTGCCGCACGTTGTATTTCTGGGCGAACTCGTTGATGTCGCGGCGGATCACGTCGTAGTCGGTGACGTTGCCGCTCGTCATGGTCAGCCCGCTTTCCGGCTCCTTGGCCCATGTGGCGTAGGGAACCCGGTCCCGCTTCTCCCGTTCGTGAGCGTTGTCACCGGGAATCCAGAAACGGCACAGCACGTCGTAGGTGCCGTCGGGGGCGGGGAACACCGCGACGAATGCCGACGTGTCGTAGGTGGTAGCAAGGTCGAGGCCGCACCAGCACTCGCGGCCGTCGAGCGGAGCAGGGGGGCCGGAAGCACAGGCGTCCCACACCTCCATCTTGATCCAGCGGGTGTCCTGCTGCGTCCACTGGTTGAGCCGGTAGCGGCGGAAAGCGTTTTCCTTCGTGCTGGAAAGTTGGGCCTCGCGGCAGTCGGCGGCGAAGTCCTCGGGCTTGATCGTCACACCCCACGACGGATTTGCCTTCGGCCACGTGTCCTCGGCCGTCCACTCGTCCGCTTCGTCGGCCTCGTAGATGCACGGGAAGAACGTCGGGTCGTGCGTCCAATCCCGCATCACTGACTTGGCGTAGGCGTACTGCTCCCAGCAGATCGAGTTGCGGTCGTAGCCCGCCGTCGTGATCGACACGAGCAGCGGCTGCTCTCTGGCCGCACCACCGTAGCGAAGGGCATCCCAGAGGCGGCGATCCTTCTGGGCGTGCAACTCGTCAAACAGCAGTCCGTGGATATTCAAGCCTTCCGCACGGAACGCATCGGCAGACAGGACGCGGTAGAACGACGCCTCTTTGCGGTAGGCAATCGTGCGGCGGGAGTCGATGACCTCCAGCACGCGGGAGAGTTGCGGCGACGCCCGCACCATGCTCGCGGCCTCACGGTAGACCACCGAGGCTTGTTCGCGGTCCGCAGCCGCGCCGTAGACCTCGGCCCCGTTCTCTCCGTCCATGACGAGCAGATAGAGGCCGATGCCTGCGAGCAGCGTGGACTTGCCCTGCTTTTTCGCCGTCGAGATATACGCCACGCGGTAGCGGCGGGTGTTGTCGGCGAGCCGCTTCCAGCCGAACAACTCGCCGATCATCACCGTCTGCCATTCAAGCAGCGTGAACGGTTGGCCCGCGTGCTTGCCCTTGCTGTGCCTTAGCCAGCCTTCGAAAAAGTTGACAGCGTGCTGCGCGGCCTCGGGGTCGAAGTAGTAGTCAAGCCCCTGGCGAACGGCGTCGCTTTGCAGCGTAGGCGGCAACCGGGTCTGAATCTTCGCTGCCATTCGTCGTTGACACCTGTGACCTGCTGCTCGGCGTCATGCCGAACTCTTGCTCGATCCGCAGCATCGCGGCGTGGTGCCGGTGCATCTGCGTTGCCCACGGCGCGACCTGGGTGTATTTGATTCGCAGCCGCCCGTCGGTGCGGTTAGGGTCTGGCTCCCAGTGCGTGTATTCTTCGCCGCCGACTTTCACTTTCTCATAGCAGGCAAGGTAGAGCGACGACTCAATGCAGTACCTCGTCAGCGTCGGCACGTCGGCCTCAGTCAGCACTCGCATCCGTGCGAGCTTCGGCACCATGTCATTCCAGACTTCGATGCCCTTGGCGTCGAGCGTCTTAGGCGGCGGGAAGTCTTGCTGGACGAGTGCCGGGGTCGGCTCGCTCGACGGCAGCGACTCCTTCGACGGGTTGCCGCGAATGTATTTCAAGATCGAAGGTTCGGGGGCGGGGCCGCGTTTTCCCATGCGTTACTTCTTTGGTTGGAGCCACTGCTCAATGACTGCTCTGGCAACTGCCTCGGTCATTTTTGGCGGAACGCTCATGCCGATCATGTACTTTCCAACCTTGTCATCCTTCGCCACGTAATCGTCTGGAAACGAGCCAAGCCGCTTCTGCTCGCGGAACGTCAGACGGCGGCACTCGCTCCAGTGCCTCGTTGCATCCGATGCCGTCAGCGTGCACGCTGGAAGACCTCCGCTCAGTCTCATAATCGTAAAGCCCGACAGCCGCCCTTCCGAACGCTGAACAAAGTCAGCATACGACTTGCCCGGTTTTGTGCGGTGCCAGCACTTTAAGTCAAAGCCCGCAGGGTTTGTCTGTTGTCGCTCTAGCACAGTCAAGTCGCCAAGGTCCGCACAAGCTTCGCCCGCAGAAATCCATCGGTGCGTTGGCTCAAGCCTTAGTTTCGCACTACTAACGTCCTCTCGTACAGCGCAAAAGAAAACTCGCTCTCGACGTTGCGGTACACCGCAGTCAGCAGCGTTCACAAGAAACAGCTGCGGCCGGTAGCCAATCTCTCGGAACCTCTGCATCACAAGTTTTGTGTAGCCCTTCGCGTTTCCAAGGATCATCCCCTTGACGTTTTCTGCAATCGCCACTTTGGGACGCAGCCTGCCAACAAGGTCGAGGTAGTCAAAGAACAGGTCAGAAAGAACCTGCTTCGCTTGGCCTTCGCGGAAGTGTTTGTCCTTGCCCCATGCTGCTTCTCGGCTCCCTGCCATGCTGAACGTCGAGCAAGGAGGCGAGCCGTCGAGGATGTCCAAAGAAAACAACTCGCTCGGCAAGTCGGCCGTCAGCAAGTCTCGTATCGGGCAAAGGTAGTACCTCGGCGGCTTGAGGTTCTGTTGGTAGTGCCACGCCATCTCGGGGTCGATGTCGTTTGCCGCAACGATAGTGCATCCCGCTCGCTTGTACCCCATCGACGATCCGCCGCCGCAAGCAAACGTCGACATCACTTTGACGCCGTTTTGCGGAACGTACTTAAGATCAGTAAGGTTCCAAGCGCAGTCAGGGCGTTTTGTCGTTGAACTCAAATCCGCACTTCGGGCACTTGTGCTGTAAGTCGAAGTCGCCAACGTCAATCTCCTCTGTGCTTGATTCCGTTTCGGCTTCTTGCTCGTCGCCATCGTGAAGCGTTTCGTACAGGCCAGCTTGAGTAGCAGTGCTCGCGATAAGCTTCTGCAACGCCTCGCTCCCGGTGTCCACGTTGCGAAGCAACTCATCCAACTTGACTGCGTCGCTTTCCGCCATTGCAGCAAGCGGGTCGAGGGTGGCAAGAAGCTTGTCGGCCTCGGCCTCGTTCACGTCGAGGATCAGCACCGGCACGTCGCCGTCGCCAAGCGTCTCGGCCCGCAGGTGGCCGTCGATCAGCATGAGCGAGCCGTCGGGCAGTTCGCGGGCGAGGCAGGCGTCGGCCAGCCCGACCTCGGCCAAGACTCCCCGGAGGGCATCCTGCTGGGCCTTGGGGTGCGTCCTCCAGTTCTTCGGATTGGGCCGGAGGTCGCTTG